TTTCCAAATGTCGTGCGTAAGATGAACGGCACTGTGTCGTACTTTACACAGATAAAGAATTATCCCGTGCAGGGATTTGCCACGGCAGACATTGTTCCTGTTGTGTTACTTGAGATGGAGAAGAGATTGTCAACTATGAAGAGTTGCATTGTTAACACAGTGCATGATTCAGTGGTGATTGACATTCACCCAGAGGAAGAAGAAAAAATTATTTCTCTGGTGAAGAACATGAACGATAATCTTACCGACTTGATTAACAATGCTTTTGCTGTCAAGTTAAATGTTCCGATGCTTTTAGAAGCAAAAATAGGTCCTAACTGGCTTGACACGAAAGATGTGGCATGATATAACTATGGCTCTTGAACTCAAGAAAGGAGTAAAGAAATAATGAGTGAACTAATAAATGTTAACGCTGGCAACTTTGCGGCTTTGGCGAAGCTAACAGGCATCGCTGATGACGGCAAGACTAGCAAAAAAACGAATACCCTAAATCGTCTGCGCATCTGGCATCAGCCAGTCATGGGTCAGGCAGAAGTAAATGGTCGCCTAACAAATGTAGAGACTATTGAAGGTGGTATGTTTCGCCTTGAGATCATAGAAGGTGATTCATCTAAGTTTGTGTACAGCAAGACTGTGACCATGCGTCCGTTCATGCAACGGTTCATGTATCGCAGGTACATTGCTAATAAGAACCCAAAGCCAAACGAGCCGAAGGGTAGCTTCCATCGCACAATCATGGCAGATAGCCTGAACATTGACCTGAAAGACAATACTGGCAAGTTTAATTGCGGCAAGCCTTCTGGGTACATTGAAGACTTCAAAGCACTACCGCCTGACATGCAGGACTTGATCCGTCAGATTAAGCGTGTACGTGTAGTATTTGGTGTGGTAAGTATGGATAATCCTGTAGATGCAAATGGTAATGAACTGGACGAAGTGACCACACCTTTCATTTGGGAGATTGATAACAAAGATGCATTCAAGGCTCTTGGTGATGAGTTGGGTGTGTTTGCCCGTCAGGAACGTCTCCCCCTGATGCACAACATTGTGTTCTCTGAGAACATTAAGAATGACCTACCAAATGGTAGCAGCTACTTCACTCCAAAGTGTAAGGCTGATATGTCAGTTGTGCATGAAGTAAAACCAGAGGACGAAGAACTTCTTGGTAACTTCCTTGAATGGGTAAAGAACTTCAATGACTACATCTGCAAGGAGTGGGACGATAAGGCTATGAAGCGTCAAGAAGAAAGTGCCAAAGCCGTACCCGAAGACGAAGCTGAACTTGTAGAAGACTTCATTGAAATTGAAAGTGAGGTAGCATAATGAATCACTCTGCTGAACTGGCGTTGCATAAGTACATGGATGATGCTGCTAAAGGCAAATCCACCATGTCTTCTGAAACAATACAACAAATTGGTTTAGACATCATGGGTGCGCTTGCTCGTCAGTTTGGCGAGAGAGAACCAAGAGACTTTAAGTTGCGCATGTCTAATGTTGGTAGGCCAACCTGCCAGCTATGGTTTGAAAAGAACAAGCCAGAGGCAGCGCAACCTAAATCTGGTAACTTTGTAATGAACATGATGCTTGGAGACATCGTTGAAGCTGTCTTCAAGGGACTACTTACAGAAGCAGGAGTTGAATATGGAGATTCAGATAGTGTTACACTTACTCTGTCAGACGGTACAGAAATCAATGGAACGTATGACCTTGTTATTGATGAGGCTGTGGATGATGTTAAGTCTGCGTCTGACTGGTCTTATCGTAATAAGTTTGACTCCTACGATTCACTCTCTAGTGGTGATGGCTTTGGCTATATCGGACAGCTTGCTGGCTATGCTAAAGCAACAGGCAAACGTGCTGGAGGTTGGTGGGTAGTCAACAAGGCCAACGGCAAGTAGAAATATATTGCTGCCTCTGGCATTGACATTGACAAGGAGGTAGCCCACATTGAAGAAACCGCAAAGAAGGTAGAGGCAAACGAGTTTGAACGGTGCTTTGAACCGGAAGATGAATACTTCTACAAGAAGCCTACTGGCAACAAAGTTCTAAACAAAAACTGTACTTTCTGCGATTTCAGAAAGGCTTGTTGGCCCAATCTAATTGAGGCACCGCAAGCTAAATCAAAGGCCAAGTTTCCAAAACTTGTGCAGTATGTGGAACTAAACAGTGCCTAACTATAAAGCCTTCCGTGCAGCACGTAAGTACGGGTATCGTAGCGGACTAGAACACAAGCTGTCCATCTATCTGGATGAACTCAAAGTCAAGTATGACTATGAGAAACTCAAGATTGAATGGGAAGACCTTGCATACAGAACCTACACACCTGACTTCGTGCTGGACAACGGAATCATAATTGAGACAAAGGGAATGTTTACAGCCGCTGATAGGCGTAAGCACCTTGCAATCAAGAGGCAGCACACGCAGCTTGACATTCGCTTTGTTTTTGAGAATAGTAGACGAAAGCTACGAAAGGGTGCTAAGTCAACATACGGAGAGTGGTGCATCAAATACGGGTTTAGGTACTATGACAGGATCATTCCAGAAGATTGGCTTAAAGAGAAGGGTAAGAATAAACACCCCAAGTTTATTAAGTTTAGTGGAACGAAAGTAAAAAGGAGATGAAAAACATGTCTATTGATCCAACATCCTTCTGCATCCAGTTGAAGCCCGTCGTTGATGATGACTGTGCGTGGACAGGAGAACTAGAAGTAAATATTATTACGGACAAGAACAATCCTCTTGACAAGGCTAGTTTTGTTGCTATGATGCATCTCAGTGAAGTAGTTGCATGTTCTGTTGCTTATATGGAAGAGAATCCAGACCTGATTGGTAAGATTGAAGAGTTCATTGACAGCCCAGAATATGAAGACGTACCCACTAGACAAGAACCAAAAGTTCAATATACTGATGGCAACATCGTGAAGTTGAACTTTGGAAGTAACACGAAGGGTAATGCATGATGCGACACGAAACGTACATGCGAAATAGGATGGAAGAATTGAAACCAGATGAGGAGAAGTTAATGGATGAGTTTTATTCAAAGCAAAACAAGCAAGCGGATATGGTGAACTCTCCGCCTCACTATAACAAGGCTGGCATTGAATGTATTGATGCTATTGCTGCAGCTACGGGTGATGGCTATGAGCATTACCTGCAGGGTAACATTATGAAATATCTGTGGCGTTACCGTTACAAGAACGGTACAGAAGACCTCAAGAAAGCGCAGTGGTATCTAGGAAAGCTGATAGAGGAAGTAGAAGGCTGCTATGATGAGAGTTAAGGTCTACATCACAATAGATATTGACCCCGAAGAATATCCTATTCCTGCTGACGGGGATGTCGGCATGGAGATTGAAGACGGCATTTGTGAATACTTCTATGATGTTGACGGTGCCGACATACGAAACATCAAAACACTAACGGAGAGATAAAAATGAACAACTATTTACCTACGGACTACCAGAACTTCATTGCGCTTTCACGATACGCTCGTTGGAAAGACGATGAACAGCGAAGGGAGACATGGAGTGAAACAGTCGAGAGATACTTTGATTATATTACTAGGCATCTGGTCACTAAACATGACTATAAGCTTTCTGATTCACTGAGAAGTGAATTAGAAGAAGCGGTGCTTAATCAAGACATCATGCCAAGCATGAGAGCATTGATGACTGCCGGTCCCGCACTGGATCGTTGCCATGTCGGCGGTTATAATTGCTCTTACGTACCTGTGGATAGCCCTCGTGCTTTTGACGAGACAATGTATATCCTCATGTGTGGCACTGGTGTAGGCTTTTCTGTTGAGCGTCATCACACAGAGAAGCTGCCTATCGTCAACGAAGATATGCATGACACAACGACTGTCATCAAAGTTGGCGATTCACGTCCGGGCTGGGCCAAGTCACTGCGTGAACTTGTCTCTCTCCTGTACGCAGGGCAAATACCGCAATGGGACATGTCAGAGGTTCGTCCTGCTGGCGCACGTCTCAAGACCTTTGGTGGTCGAGCGAGTGGCCCAGCCCCACTGGACGAGTTATTTAACTTTACAGTAGATATGTTCAAGAAAGCTGCAGGTCGTAGACTGTTTCCTATTGAGTGTCACGATCTAATGTGTAAGATTGGTGAGGTTGTCGTCGTAGGTGGTGTCCGACGTAGCGCACTCATCAGCCTGTCCAACCTGAATGACGATCAAATGCGTCATGCCAAATCAGGTCAGTGGTGGGAAGGCGAGGGGCAACGTGCGCTGGCTAACAACAGCGTTGCCTACAAAGGCAAGCCAGAGATGGGTACATTCATGCGTGAGTGGGTGTCCCTGTACGAAAGCAAGTCTGGTGAGCGTGGTATCTTCAATCGTAAGGCAGCAAAGGAACAGGCAGCTAAAAATGGTCGTCGTGATGCAGAACAAGATTTCGGATGCAACCCATGTAGTGAAATTATCTTGCGTCCATATCAGTTCTGCAATCTGTCAGAGGTTGTTGTACGTGCGTCTGACACACAGCAAACGCTGACCGACAAGGTTCGTCTTGCTACTTTCTCCTT